AGTCCTCAACAGGACTACAAATCACATAAGGAGGATAGCAATATGTGTATGGGAGGAAGAAGTGACCCAGCTCCAGCACCAGCTCCAGAACCACCTCAACCAGTAATCAATGCATCACCAATCGGTGACACACTAGCACCTGAATTACAAATTGCTGATGAAGCAATGGATGAGGATGCAAAAAAGAAGCTGAAAAGGAAAAGGGGTACGGCTCAACTAAATACTAAACTTTCGTCTGGTCTTAACATACCAGCTACATCAAGCGGGATTAACGTAGCGTAATGTGTATGGGAGGCGGCGGAGGCGGCGGCTTCGGAGGAGGAGGCGGTGGCTTCGGTGGCGGAGGATTGAACTTCGGTAACTTTGGTACGGGACTAAACTTTGGCGGCGGTATGGGCGATGGCGGTATGACTGATATGGGTGGAGGAATAACAAAACCTGTAGACCCAAACGTTAAAGAAGGTGAAAAAGCTTTTCTTGGTTCTAAGCCAGGCTTTGACGAAAAGAAACTACAAGCACTAGCCAACAGGTCAGGCAAACAAAGTTTGTATATTAGTTAATGAATGAAGATTATTCTACAAAACAACACACCGCTAAAGAACGATACGAAAAACTTAAAGAGAAAAGAGAACAATATTTAGATAGAGCCAGAGAATGTTCTGAGCTTACTATTCCTGCCTTAATACCAGAAGATGGTTTTCATTATACATCTGAACTTTACACACCCTTTCAATCAGTAGGTGCTCGTGGTGTAAATAACTTAGCTTCCAAACTTTTATTATTATTACTTCCCCCTAACTCACCTTTCTTTAGATTAAGTGTAAGTGGTAAAGCCAAAGAACAACTTGGTGAACAAAGAGAACTTGGAGCTGAGGTAGAGAAATCTTTACAGCGAATTGAAAAAGAAGTTCAAAATAAAATTGAGCAACTCGCATTACGCGTATCAGTATTTGAAGCAATCAAACATCTTATTGTAGGAGGTAACGTACTTTGTTATTTGCCGAAAGATGGACATATGAAAGTTTTCCCTCTTACGCAGTATGTTGCCACAAGAGATAGTGAAGGTGAATTATTAGAGATAGTAATTAAAGAAAGTATTACACCTCTTAGTCTTGATGTTGATGTTAGAGCACAAGTAATAAGTGACCCTGATTACAAAGAAGATGAAGAGTGCGAACTTTATACACACATCTACAAACTAGATAACAACAAGTATTACGTATGTCAGGAAGTACACGGCATAAAGATACCAGGTTCTATTGGAACCTTTGCTGCTGATACCTTGCCTTATATGTGCTTGCGTATGGTACGTGTAGACGGTGAAGATTATGGAAGAGGATACGTAGAAGAATTTTTAGGTGATTTAAAATCATTAGAAGGTTTATCACAATCATTAGTTGAGAGTGCTGCTGCATCAAGCAAGGTCGTATTTATGATTAGACCTAACTCTGTAACTAAGAAAAGAGATTTAGCTCTAACGCGTAACGGTGACATCATAACAGGAAGTAGAGATGATGTTTCAGTATTACAAACTGATAAGCAATATGACTTAAGAGTAGTTCAAGAAAGTATAAGAGCACTTGAAGAGAGAATGTCTTTTGCATTCTTACTACACACAGCAATTCAGAGAGATGCTGAAAGAGTTACAGCGCAAGAGATTAGATATATGGCTGAACAGCTAGAGACATCTATGGGAGGTATTTATTCCCTGTTATCTTTAGAGTTCCAATTGCCATTAGTAAAACTATTGATGAAGCGGATGTCTCAAACAAAAGAGATACCTGCTTTACCAAAGGGGTCTGTCAAGCCAACGATTATCACAGGCATAGAAGCTTTGGGTCGTGGAAATGACTTACAAAAATTAAGAGAGTTCATCGCTGAGTTTGTAAACCTAGCACAGGTCAATCCTCAAGTTATGCAAACACTAAACCCTAGTGATTTGATTAAAAGAATTGCAACAGGTTTAGGCATAGAGACTGACGGATTGATTAAATCAGAAGAGCAAATGCAAGCAGAGATGATGGCTCAACAAGACCAAATGATGCAAGAGCAACTTATGAATGCAACGACAGATGCTGCAGCTAAGTCAGCTCCAGGCATCGCTAACAACATAACCAAAGGAATGATGAATGGTAGACCAAGTGGAAATTAAAGAAGCAGAAACTTCTGCTGAGAAACCTGAAGAACAGGTTGTCGAACAGAGTAAGCCAGAAGGCTTGCCTGAAAAATTTAATTCAGTTGAAGACTTAGCAAAGTCTTATGCTGAGTTAGAGAAAAAATTAGGAGAGCCTAAGCCTCAAGAAACTCCTGAACCAAAACAAGAAGAGGCGAAGCCAGATGATTTGGAAATTGCAAACAAGGCTGCAGAAGCTGCAGGACTTAATGTGCAAGACCTACAAGCTGAGTTTGATAACACAGGCGAATTGAAACCTGAAAGTTATGCAAGCTTAGAGAAGGCAGGTATTCCAAAAGAATATGTAGACCAATTTATAGCAGGACAGCTTGCTATGCGTGACAACCTTGTAGGTGACGTAAAGAACGTTGCAGGCGGTGAAGACGCATACGCAGAAATGATGCAATGGGCTTCAGACAATCTAGCTGAAAACGAAAAAACTGCTTACAACAATGCTGTTAATAGCACAGACGTTGAGTCAATTAAGTTAGCTGTTACAGGATTGAAAGCGCGTTATGAAGCTGCAAACGGTATAGAGCCAACACTTGCAAAAGGTAAAGCTAGTCCGTCAACAGAAGGCGGCTTCCGTTCTTGGGCTGAAGTAACAGCAGCTATGGCTGACCCTCGCTATACAAAAGACATCGCCTATCAGGATGATGTGAAACGTAAAATCCAAAACAGTAACTTATAGGAGGAGAAATGGCTAAACGTGGATTATATGCAAACATTAATGCTCGGAAGAGAAAAGGCATTTCTCGACCGAAATCAAAATCAACAATAACTGCAAAAGCATATGCAAATATGAAAGCAGGATTTCCCAAGAAGAAAGGGAAGAAAGGTTAATTATGCCAGGACACTACGGTAAAATGAAAAAACCAAAAGCTAAAAACAAAAAGCTTGCAGGTATGTACGGCAACAAAAGTAAAATCACTCGTGGTGATATTATTGCTGCTGCAAAAAAACGTAAAAAGACTAGGGCGTAATGGTCGCTAAAAGGTATCAAAATCCTTCTGGTGGATTAAATGCTGCTGGAAGGCGATACTTTAAAAGCAAAGGACATAATTTAAAAAGACCTGTTACAGGCAAAGTTAAAAGAGGAAGTGCTGCAGCAAAGAGACGTAAATCTTTCTGTGCACGGATGAGTGGTGTTAAAGGCGCTATGAGTAAGAACGGAAAACCAACTCGTAAAGCTTTAGCATTACGCAAGTGGAACTGTTAGTTGTGCGACCTTTTTAGGTGGCAACTGCTAAAACATAACCAAGCAAGTGCTTGACCCTCTGCGGAGGACAATCTTGATTATGAGCTGAATTTATGTGGAGGCTTTCTTTAAACAACAATCCAACCAAGGAGAATAAAAATGGCAAACGCAAGCCCAGTAAGTGTGGGTAAGGTCAATGCTGCTGGTTCGGAAGATGCATTGTTTCTGAAAGTATTCGCAGGAGAAGTTTTAACTTCTTTTGAAAGAGCTTCAGTAACAGCAGGTGCAGAGACTGTGAGAACAATCTCTAACGGTAAGTCTGCTACATTTCCTGTAATGGGAAGAGTGGAAGCTGCTTATCATACACCAGGTGCCGAAATCACAGGTTCAGACGTAAACCACAACGAGAAAGTCATTACTGTTAATGACCTTCTAGTTTCTTCTGTGTTCTTATCGAACATTGAAGAAGCAAAAAACCATTGGGATGTAAGAAGTGCATACTCTCAAGAAATTGGAAGAGCTTTGGCTTTCCAAAAAGATAAGCACATCTTGCAAACTATTGGTCAAGCATCACTAGCTTCTGCAAACGTAGGCGACTCAGGCTACGGAGCAGGAACTACACTAACCGATGCAAACATCGCTAGTGCAACTGATGCAACTGCTGCAAACGCAATGATTGACGCATTGTTTGATGCCGCAAAAGCGCTTGATGATAACTACGTTCCAAAGGAAGGCAGAAAATGTTTCCTAAGAACTGAAGAGTATTACAAGTTAGCTAACGGTACAAACGTTGTTAACGTTGACTTTAGCGGTGCAGGCTCAATCGCTGACGGAAAAGTAATCAAAGTTGCTGGAATTGAATTAATTCCAACTCCGCACTTTGTTTCTTCTAACGTGAACTCAGGAGTAGACCAAGGTTCTGCAACTCAGGGTGGTTCAAACCCTCAAGCTGTAAACCTTTCTAACTACGTTGCTCTTGTATGTCACCCTTCAGCAGCAGGAACAGTTAAGCTTATGGACTTAGCTGTCGAGTCTGAATACGACATAAGAAGACAAGGTACTTTAATGGTAGCTAAATACGCTATGGGACA